ATAGACGCAACAATAAAAGGAGAAAATGCCAATAGTTATGTCACATTGACAGAAGCTAATGACTACTTTGATACCTCCCCAGATTCTTCTACTTGGACAAATAAAACAGATGACCAAAAGAAAAGATCATTAATATCTGCTGCTAGATGGATTGATACTTTAGTTTTTTATGGCGATAGATGTGATGATGGACAAGCGTTGAAGTTTCCAAGAAATAATTATCAAGTAGATGGTGTTGAACTGGCTTGTACTAAAATTCCTGAAGGTATCAAGTATGCACAATATGAATTAGCTAGAGCTTTGGCAAATGATACTGATGCTATTACTGGCACAACAGGTAAAGATGGTAATTTTGAAGAAGTTAAGTTAGGAGATATTCAAGTTAAGTACAATACCGCAAGTCAAGGAACTGGATCTATAAATAATATTTTAGATGTTTATCCTTGGTTACAAAGTTATCTAGGAGCATATATGCTAGGTGGAGCAGGAAGTTTTCAAATGAGGGTAGTTAGAGGATAATGGCAGGTCAATTAGATTCATTATTAAAAAATGTAGCTAAACAAATTGTTTCTGATTTAGGAGATTCTTTTGATTCTTCTATTGTTTATACAAAAAAAGCATCTGGTAGTTATAACACAGCTACAGGTGTTTACTCTACAAGTGATACAACTTACAGTATCAAAGCTCCTGTTGAGTTTGTTCAATCTACTGAAGATGATGGTAGAGAAAGAAGAGAAGCAAAAATATATATAACACCTGATCTGATAGGAGATAATCAACCTGATTTTCAAGATGAAGTTACATTAACTTATGCTGGATCTACAAGAGTAGGACAGATAGTTAATATAGATACAAGACAGGGTGGACAAACTTATCTGTTTACTTTATTAGTGAGGTTCTGATGGCTAGAAGTAAAGGTATTGAAAATATAGAAAGAGATCTTACTGGTAACTTAGAACGTGATTTAAATACTTTTGTTCGTGCTGTATTAACTGATTTATCTACAAAAGAATATAGTCCTGTTGATACTGGATTTTTTGTTTCAAGTTGGACAGCTAGTACACAAAGACCTAGACCAGATGAAGCACGAGAATCAGTAGCACCTTGGAGTAATATTAAACCTACAAGAACTGGTAACCAAAATAATCCTCAAGCAAAAATTGAACCTAGATTTATTGATGAAATAGCATATAATTTTAAACCTTTTTCTAAAGTATTTATTGGTAATAGGTCACAGTATGCAGCAAGAGCTTTAGCTTCTCCTAATAGTCAAATACCTCAATATGTTCAAGGAAAACTAAAACCACTTATAGACAGAATATTTACTGAAAAACCAAAATTAGGCATTGCTGCATTTGGTACTGGTGTAAGAGGTAAATCTGATAATGTTAGATTCAAAGGAAAAGGTATTGGTGGATTTAGTGATCCTAGTTCAGTATTTGTTGATTACGAAAATCTATGACTTTAGTTAACACACGAGCAGCTTTTGAAAAGGCAGTAACAGACGCAGTTGCAGCAGTAGATGCTACTGTCGAAATGGTCTATGACAATATGGTTTACAAAACACCAGGAAAAACAAAAAAATATATCCTTATGTCTGTTGATTTTGCACAGGCAACAACTCAAACACAAGGTGCATCACAGGATTTTTATTCTGGTGTTATTCAATGTAATATTTATGTTCCAAGAGGAAAAGGTACTGCAACTTTATCTGCACTAGGAGAAGCTGTTATTGATGGGCTTACTTCTGTTAATGCTCCTGGTTATAGTGATACGTTTAGTTGTGATCCTAGAGTGCTTGATGTTGTCGGCCCTGCTCCTATCGAATTAGATGACTCTTCACATTTTTTAGGCTTAATATCTTGCCAATTTACCGCTAACGCTTAGTATACTAAAGTAAGTATACTAATTTTATGACTAGAGCAGTTGACCTTTTAAGAAACAAGTTTGGGATCTCTCAGCTTTATAAACATGATGTTATTAAAAATGATGAGGTAATTTTTTCTGTCTATTGGCATCCTTTAACTATTGCTGAAAGAGAATCCATAATTAAAAAAAGTGGAACTGAAGATAATAATGATTATGCTTTACAGATGATGATAGAAAAAGCATTAGATGAAGATGGTAAAAGACTTTTTCAAGATGGAGATAAGGCATCTTTAAGAAGAGAAGTTGAAGCATCAATTCTTGAAGAGATACAACTAGCAATGGTTAATTCTGGTGCTGATAAGGAGGTAAGCGAGGCTAAAGCCGATTTGAAAAGCTAATAAGGATTGGCAGTTTTTATTTTCTTTAGCAAAGACATTACATAAAACTGTAGCTGAGTTATGTGAGACTTTGACTATTGAAGAAATGATAGGTTGGGCTGCTTATAACGAGATTGAAAATGATGAATATAAAAAACAACAGGAACAAGCACAGAAAGCTAGTGCTTTACGAGGCAAAAGAAGGTAATATAGAGAAAATGTTTTAATTTTTATAGCAAGTGGCTAATTATAATGTAGATATTGCTGTTGCTTTAAAAGGTGCTAAACAATTAACTTCTTTCAATAGAGAAGTTAAGGCTACAACTACAAATATAGATGCTTTTGCTAAAAGATTAAAATCTGCTGCGAAAGACCAAACCTTACTTGTTAGAAGTTTTGATAATTTAAATAAAGTATTATCAGAAGCAACAAAAAATTTTAATGCTGCTGCTACAGGTTCACAACAACAATTTGCTGCTGCAAGACAATTAATAACAGCAGAGAAAAATTTAAACAAAGAATATCAAGAACGTGAAAGGGTTTTACAAAGTATTACTTTAAAAGGTCAGAGATCTTCAATATTACCCGGACAAAGTTTATTTGGACAAAGTGTAACTCCAAAAGGTGGTGCATCAGGAAGATCAAGACAGATATTACAAGAAGAACAGGCTTTACAAGAAGCATTGGCGAGAATGGATCAGAGAGATATGAAATTAACTGGTCAGAGTGTAAATATAGAAGGTAGATTACAACAGGCTTTAGCAACACAAACTGCTAACAGAAAAAGAGCAGAAGAAGAAGTAAGTAGGATAAGAGAAAATGCAGTGAAAAAAATAGAAACAAGAGAAAAAAAATTAATTTTACTTAGAAAAAAAGCATTAAAACAAGAATTTGCAGAACGAAGAAAATTATTAAGACAAAATCAATTTGGCAATGTTAACCCTGGTATGGGAGGATTTAGAGCATTTAGCCAAAGAGCAGATGAGATTACTGCTAGTGCTGCTGCAACAGCGAATAGACCTGGTATTGGTTCTCTTATAAGAAGTCAGTTTGCAGAAGGAGGTGCGTTTGCTGCTACAAGAGGGCAGAGAGTTAAGGGATCTATTAGTAATGCTCTTATTGGTGGTGGTTTTCCTCTGTTATTTGGTCAAGGTGCTTTAGGTGCTGCTGGTGGTGGTATCGGTGGTGCTTTGGGTGGTGCTCTAGGTGGAGGTTTTGGTTTTGGTTTATCTATAGCTGGTACTGCAATAGCTCAACAAGTACAGCAAGTTCTTGATTTTAGAAAATCTATTAGAGAACTAAACAAAGAAATGCAACAGATGGGAATAAGTTCAAATATAAGTGGATCACAAGTGAGACAACTAGGAAAAGCTTTAGGTATTACAAAGGAAGAAGCGGTAAAAGCTTTACAAGAGTTTAAACGATTTGGAAATGATGCGGTATTAATTGCTAAAAAGTTTGGTGGAGATTTTGCTAAATTTGATGCTATTGCACAAGCAAATACTGTTCAATCTGCATTAGCAGCGATAAGAAAGATTAATAAAGATCTAACATTAGATGATGAGTTGAGATTTATAAATTCAGTAAGAAGGCAAGGTGTCGAAGCAACAATAAATCAAATCCTTGATGAAATGTTGGAAAAAGAAAAAAAATTAAAAACAGCAGGTTTTGGACAGGGAGAAGGTAAAAATGCAGGTGCTAATCGAAAAAGATTAGGTCAATTAAAACAAGAAAGTGCTGCAACAAAAGAATTAGTAAATGATAATACTGAATTTTCAGCAAAATTAACAGAAATTAGAGATAAATTTATACAAAATAGGGATGCAGCAGAGGCAGCTAATCGTGGAATTAGAAAAGGATTAGAAGATGTAAATACTGAACTAAGGAAATTAAATGATGTACAGTTTCAAGTGGTTGAATTATCTAAAACACTTGGTTCTGCTTTTTCAGAATCTTTTAAGGGAATAATAAAAGGAACAATGAGTGTTGGAGATGCATTTAGAAATATGTTTATGCGTATAGCAGATCATTTCTTGGATATGGCTGCACAAATGATGGCTGCACAAATATCAAGAGGATTTATGGGATTATTTGCTAATGCTTTTGGTGGTGGGTTTAGTATTCTTGGAGGAGCTACAAATACTTCTTTAAGTACAGCACAACAGGTTGGGCTAGATAATGCTTTATATGGAAATACATTTCCTGCTGGCTCTTTTGCTAATGGTGGTTATGCACAACGTAATAAATCTTATATAGTTGGAGAACGTGGTCCAGAATTATTTACTCCTGGAGCAAGCGGTGGTCAAGTAAGCCCTATGGGTTCTACAAATATAGTTGTAAACGTAGATGCTTCTGGTTCTTCTGTTGAAGGAGATGAAGAACAAGGTAGAGAACTTGGTCGTATGATTTCAGTTGCTATACAATCAGAATTAATTAAACAAAAACGACCAGGAGGT